TCACCGCCGGCTCCCGCCGTCGTTCCGCGCGCCGCCCGCCGGATAGGCCGTCAGGAAATCGTCGCCCGGCACATCGGGGAAGCCGCGAAAGTTGACGCCGTTCGCAAACGTCCCGACGCAGGTGTCCCACCGCTTGTCGCAGACCCGCCCCGCCGCCTCCGCGACCCCGCACCGCTGGTCCCCCAGCCGCGCGTCGCACATCCGCCCATAGGTCCGCCCGACCACCCGCTCCAGCCTGGCCAGCGGCCCCTCAAGCTCGGCGACGAACGTCCCTGCGCTCAGGCCGTTCGAAGGACGATAGCCCTCAAGGGCGTTCTCGCGCCTGATCCGCGCCAGCGTTCCGACCCACAGCCGCACCTTCAGCGTCGTCTGCGTCCAGTCCACGCGCCACAGCTCGACCGACGCCTGGTCGTACAGTCCCGCCGCCACGTCCGCCTCGGTGATCGCCGCATCGTCCAGCGCCCCCGCCGCCGATACGGATCCGGCCGCCAGCCCCACGGCGCTCTCGCCTGCCCCCGCCGTCCAGCCGCTGGCGGCGCGACAGACCACCCCGTCCACCACCAGATCGCGGTCGTGATCGGTGAACCCCATCGTTGCGCCGTCCGCGCGCCTCAGTCGCCACACATGACAAAGCGTCGCCGCCCCGCTCTCGACGCGGGCGGCCAAATCTTCCGGTATGTGTCTCATGTTCGCTTTCGCTCAGTGGTCAGCGGCGAGCCTCAGACCCGCACCTCGATCAGCGGAACGGCCGCCATCCGCCCGGCCTCGAAACTCTCCAGCGTCGTCTCGATCCGGTCCGTGTCGAACCGGACCGGCGTGTCGAATACAAAGCCCGCCGTCACCGGCGCCCTCGCCCCCGGCGCGCTCGCCAGCGTCACCCGTCCCGTCGCGACATCGACCGTGAACGCCGTGGTCTCGACCCCGCCGACGGCGACGCGCACCGACCCCGCGACCGGCTTGGTGATCGCCCGCGCCACGTCGCCATAGGCCTTGGCCAGGTCGAAGCGGGTCCGCGCCCCATCCCCCACGCCCAGCGCCTGGTCTTCGGGCGCCGGCGTCCCGCCCGGCGCGCATGATTTGAAGTCGGCGAAATCCCTGAACCGAAATCCGTAAAGCCGCCCCCGCCGCGCCTCGAAGAAGGCGGTCAATTCCGCCATGTCGTCCAGCGATCTCAGGTTCGCCCCGATCAGATACCGCCTGCGCCCCAGCGCCCACGGCGTCGACCGCCGCTCGAACCCCGACGCCAGCGTCGTGATCTCCGTCCGACGCTCCACCCCGCCGGTCGAGCCGAACGCCAGTCGCGCCGGCAGCCGCACCTCGTGAAAGGCGCCCATGGTCACTCTCCTGTTGTGCAACGCCGCCTTCCCGGTCCAATCCTTGGCGGCGGCGCTCGGGCCGCCCTCTCGGGACCCCAGACCTTGCGCGGCGAAATCCTCAGCTACGATCCGTTGACCGGCGATGGCCTGATCAGCGGCGACGACCTTCTGCGCTACGCCTTCACATCGACGACCGCCGATCTCGAACCCGGTCGCCGCGTTGATTTCGTCGTTCAGGACGACCGGGCTGTCAGCCTGATGGTGCTGCGCGAGGGGCCCTTGCCGCCCGCCCTCCATGCGCCCGAGCCGGACCTCGGCCTGTGGGGCTATTTCGTCCGCTGCGTCACCGACTTCTATATCGAGGGCGAGGGCCGCGCCCGGCGCAAGGAATACTGGTCCTTCGCTCTGTTTCAGTTCCTGATCCTGATGCTCTCGTTCATCCCGATCGTCGGCCTGGCCATCGCCGACGCCGACGCGGGGACAGGCATCGAAATCTGGGCCGTCGCCTGGATCTGCATCGTCGCCCTGGTCTATTTCGGCCTTATCATTCCGGGGTTTGCGTCACAATCCGCCGATTTCACGACGTCGGTTTCAGCGGCTGGATGATCATGATCGGCCTCATTCCCTATGTGGGCGGCCTGTTCGTCTTCATCGTCAGTCTGCTGCCGTCTCAGCCGTGCGTGAACCTCCACGGCGCGCCGCCGAAAGGCATGGGTCAAATCCGGCTTTGAGAGAAATTCTCAGGAACCCTTCGCCAAGCTTGACCTTCCAGTCTTTCCCGGCGCACGTCGTCCGGCGATGTTCGCAAACTGCCGCTCGGCGGCGACAATCAAGGAGACCTCCGTGCGCGGTGAAATTCTCAGCTACGACGCCGTCACCGGCGCCGGTCTGATCAGCGGCGACGACGGCGCGCGTTACGACTTCACCTCCGACGCGCTTCAGTCGCCCGCCGTGCCCGCCGCCGGCGTGCGCGTCGACTTCGTGCCCGAAGGCGCCGTCGCCACCCAGATCCTGATCCTGGCCGGCGCCCCCACCGCCACCGGCGTGGCCGGGGGCTACGCCGCCTCGGCCGCCGTGGGCGCGCCAGGCTCGGGCTTCGACTTCCAGTCCGCCATGCTGTCGTTCGAAGGCCGCCTGCGCCGCTCGCACTTCTGGATCGGCTGGCTGATCCTGTTCGGCGTCAACATCGTCATCAGCTGGATTCCGATCATCAATCTGTTGGGCGTCGTCCTGATCTGGCCGAACCTGGCCCTTTCGGTGAAGCGCCTGCACGACATGGGCAAGACCGGTTGGCTGATCGCCATCCCCTGGGTCGGCTCGGTCATCGCCTTCGCCGCCGGCTTCGCCATGGTCATCGCCGCAGCCGTCGCGAACGGCTATTCGGAAGACTATTACGAGGGCAATCCCGCCGCCGTCTTCGCTCTGATGGGCCCGGCCTTCGGCCTGTTCGCCATCGCCGGCCTGTTGGGCCTGGCCTTCCTGCTGTGGATCGGTCTGGTCGACAGCCAGAAGGGCGAAAACCGCTTCGGCCCGAACCCCAAGGGCGAGTGAGCTAGCACGGGTGAATGGTGATGCCTGAATCGTGAGCGGAAGGCGGCGCACTTGCCAACGCCGCATCCCCAATCACGATTCACCATTCACCTTTCACCCGTCATCACATCCGCCGCGCGCCCAAGCTCACCGCACGCGCCAGCATCTGGGCGATCTGCGCCTCGGACCGCAGCAGGGCCGGCGCCCCGCCGTCCACCGCCACATTGACCGTCACCCCACCGCCGGAAACCGGCCCGATCTCGCCGCCCGTCGCCGGCCGAAACACCTCCGGCCCGCGCTCGCCGACCAGATAGGCGCCGCCGCCCAGCACCGGCCCGCCGTCCGCCCTCGCCCCGCCGAAACTGGACATGGCCGCCTGGATCGCCCTGCTCAGTCCGCCGCCCGGGCCGCCCTGCGCCCCCGCCGCCGCATTGACCGCATTCAGCATCGTCCGCGCCAGTTCGGCCAGCGACACTTCCCCGTCCGCCGCCGCCCGCGCCAGCGACCGCGTCAGGCTGTCGCCCGCCCGTCCGAAGGCGTCCTGGATAGCGTCAGCCGCCTCCCTCGCCGGCGCCTTCAGCGCCTCCAGCGCCGCCCCGGCCTCGGCGGCCTTGATCGCGACCTGATCGATCCCGTCCCGCCCGAACTCATCCGCCATCCGGCCAAACCTCCATCAATCGCGCCAGCCCTTCGCGCCCCAGCGGCGCCGTCCCACGCGCCGTTTGCGTCAGCATCCACCATTCCTTCAGCGACAGCCGCCAGAACGCCTCCGGCGCCACGCCCAATCCTGCCGCCAGCCCCAGCATCTCGCCCCAGGGCGTCATCGTGCGGCGGCCGCAAACGCCTGCGCCACCGCGACCGCCGCCTCGCGCGGATCAACGCCCGCCACATCCGGCGCCGTCTCCCCGCCCCCGCGCAACACCGCCGCCAAGACCACCATCAGATCGCGCGCCGACAGCGTCTTCATCCGCTCGGCGACGGCCGCCATCCCATCGACGCCCAGCCCTGTCTCGATCTCCGCCAGCGCCCCCAGCGTCAGGCAGACCCGACGCCGTTCGCCGGCCAGAACCACCTCGACCTCGCCCCTCGCCCCGTTCGCCGCCATCAGATCACGCTGAAGCCGATGGCGCCTGCGCTGGCCAGGCTCAGGGCGAACGTCGCCTCGCCCTCATGCTCGCCCGCATATTCCAGCGCCGCGACCAGGAACGGCCCCTCCAGCACGCCGAAGTCCGGCACGATCAGCCGCCACCGCTTCGCCGCCTGATCGAAGAAGGCTTCGCGCACCAAGGCGTCCGACGCCGCATCGCGGAAGATGCCCTGCCCCGATACCGCCGCCGACTTCACGCCCGCCCCCGCCAGCAGCTCGCGCCACCGCCCGGCGCTGTCGCCGTCCGTCGCGTCCACCGTCTTGGCGTTCAGCGAAATCGTCCGCGCCCTCAACCCCGCCACTGTCGTGAACGCGCCGGGCGCGCCCTCGATTTTCAGCAGCATGTCCTTGCCGGCCTGTGCCGTCATCCACCTTCTCCCACTTCCTCAGTCACCGCCCTCAGCCGCACCACCGCATAGGTCCGCCGCCCGTCCCCGGCCGGAAAGACATCGGCGAAGGTCGCTCTCAGGGTCGCCGTCCGCACGCCGTCGGCCTCCAACGTCGTCTCGTGCAGGCAGGCCCGCATCGCCGCCGCCATCGCCTTGGCCTCTTCCGATCCGGCGAAGCGCGACACGCCGGTCAGGGTCAACCGCTGCTCCACTCCGCCCCCGTCCGCCGCCACCGGCCGGCTCTCGCACCGCCCCAGCGCCAGATAGGGACACAGCGCCCCTTCCGGCGCCTGGTCGTAAACCCGCCCCTGGATCAGGGCCGACAGCGCCGGATCCGCCTTCAGCGCCGCCACCATCGCCTTCTGCAGCGCGCCTTCGTGATCCGTCATCGCGTCCGCTCCAGCTCCAGTTCGACCCGTCCGGGCCGCGGTTCGGCGATCAGCCGGATCGTCCAGTCCGCCCCGCCGAACCGCAGCACCCGTCCGACCGCCAGCCTCGGATCGGCCCGTGTCCCGGCCCGCATCGTCTCGGCCGACCGGCGCTGATCGCCCTCGCCGCGCTCGACCCGTCGCCGCGTCCCGGCGTTCAGCCAGACCGATCCCAGCGGCTGGAACGTCACGCTGCGCCCGCCGTACGGCGTCTCGGCCTCCACCGGCTGAAACAGCCCCGTCAGCACACTCACAGCCGCACCACGCGATAGGGCGCGATCCACGCCTCGACCGGCTCCACCGCCATGTCGGGATCGCCCCGCTCATAGGCCCGCAGCACCAGCATCAGGATCGCCAGCCTAAGCGGCGCGGGCGAGGTGGACGTCAGGCTCAACCCCACATCCGCCTCCACCCGCGCCCGCGCCGCCTCGATCAAGGTCTGGATCAGCCCGTCCTCGGCCTCATGCTCGACCCGCAGAAACAGCTTCGCCTCCGCCGCCGTCACCGGTTGCGCCATGGCAATCTCCATTGTCAGAAATCACGTCTCCTCCCCATGCAATGGGGAGGGGGACCACGAAGGGGTGGAGGGGCTCTTTCCATCGCACAGCTCGCGCGGTCAGAGCCCCTCCGTCACGGTGCGAAGACGCGCCGCGCCACCTCCCCGCTCCGCAGGGAGGAGACGATCAAATCAGCTCGCGCTGAACTTCATGACTTTCAAAGCGTCGAAGTTCTGCACCCCGCCGCCCACGCGCTTGGTCGTGTAGAACAGCACATAGGGCTTGGCCGAATAGGGATCGCGCAGCACCCGCACCCCCGCCCGGTCCACGATCAGATAGCCCCGCTGGAAATCCCCGAACGCGATCGACAGGCTGTTGGCCGCCACATCGGGCATGGTCTCGATCTCGGTCACCGGATAGCCCAGCAGCGACGCCGTCTCACCCAGCCGCGTCGCCGGCTGCCAGATGTAGTTCCCGTCCGCATCCTTGAACTTGCGCACGGCCGAGACCGTCTTGCGGTTCATCACGAACCGCCCGTTCGGACGATACTGGGCCTTGGGCGCATAGATCAGGTCGATCAGCCGATCCGCCGGATTGGACGTCGCGAAGCCACCCGCCGCGCCCGACGCCACATAGCCGATCTGCCCCCAGGTCTGACCGGCATCCGCCACGGTCGGATAGGCCAGGAAGCCCTTCGGCTTGTTCACCCCGTCGCCATTGACGAAGGCGGCCGTCTCCTGGGCCGCAAAGGCGTCCTCGACCTCGGCGGCCAGCCATTCGTCCAGATCGACCATGGCGTCGTCCAGCAGGGCCTGGGTCGCCGCGGGATTGGCGTACAGATCGGCCGACGGAAACTCCAGCAGGGCCAGGGTCGCCGGGTCCGTCTCCGGTCGCGCGGCGGTTTCCGCCACCCAGCCCGAGGCCACGCCCGCCGTCGACACCGGCTTTCGGAACACGCCCGCCGCCACGGTCCGCACCGTGGCGATCTCGCGCATCGGCGACGCCGCCATCAGACGCCGCTCGATGGCGCGCTCGGTCTCGTACGGCACGACATAGCCGCCCGAGGTCGCGCCGCCGGACAGACCCGCCTTGACCTCCAGCGCGCCAGACTGGCCCGTCTTCAGATAGCCGTCCCACGCCGCCTTGGCCTCGGGCGCAGAAGTCGGCTCGGCGGGCTCGCCGCCAATCACCGGACGCCGGCTCTGGCTCATCGCCCGATCCAGCCTCGCCTGCGCCGCCGCCACCGCCTGATCGATGCGCGCCACCTTCTCCTCCAGCAGCACATCGGCCGCCGCCTTCTTCTCGATCTCGTCCAGCCGGGCGTCGTTCGCCCCTTTGAACGCCTCGAACGCCGTCATCATCTCGCGCACGACATCGCGCGCCTCGGGCTGGCCCGACGCCTGTTTGGTCTCTTTCATGATCTCTCCGGTTGAAGAACCGCGCGTTGCGGTTAGGGTCGAGGCGTGAACCGCCTTCTTGATAATTTTGTCGTTCGAGACATCGCCTAATGTCCCACCTGACGCCTCTTGAAAGCGCCGTCATGGAGGCCATGGCCTGGCAGATGGGCGACAGCGTGCCCGATCTGGCCGCCCAGGCGGCGTCCAGTTCGCCTGGCCTGCGCCGCAACACGGGCGCCGGCCTCTATTCCCAGTTCCTGGTCGACGCGAACCGTCGCACGGCCAACCCCGACGCCACCGGCCTGTTCGGCACGGTCCATGCGACGGTGGCGGACCTGCCCGATCCCATCGGCTTCCAGATCGAGTTGCGCCAGGGCCGGCTGACGGCCCTGCACGGCCAGAGCTACGGCCAGGACACCCGCGCCATCGACTTCTCCAACACGCCCTTCGGCGAAATCTTCACCATCGACGAGCGCGGTCAGTCCGTCCTCTACCGCCCCGCCCGCCGCGCGCCCGAGGCGGTCGTCTCCCGACCGAAAGCCGCCGCTCGACCGGCGGCGCCGGCCCAGCCGCGCCCTCAAATCCCGATCAAGACCCCAGTGCCGAAACCGGCGGACCACGCCCTGCCCGTCGCCGCCGCCCCGCCCAGCGTGGCGGAGATGCTCGCCGGCGTCTCCAACCCCGCCGTCTCGCGCGGCGGCAAGCTGGCACTGGTCTATTTCGGCGCCTACGTCCTCATTCTGCTGGCCGTTTTGTTCACCAGGATGGCCCTGCACACAGGTTGGTGCTTCGCCCTGATCGTCGCCGTCTGGGCGCTCCGCTACATCCACAGTCCCAAGGGCCGCGCCAAGATGGCCGACCTCGCCGACCGCCTGGACCGCAACGGAGCATTTGAGGCCCTCAAGCCACGCTGAACCGGCAGTTGTCGGAACACGCCGTTCGACACTTGCAGACCCGCGTTCGCTTCCCACGTCAAGCTGATGCCGGGAGGTCGCCATGTTCGGACTGTTCTTTCATCCCAGACGCTCGGACGATGGGCGCCCCGTCGCGGTGCGCGTCATCGCCGGTCAGCATCGCGGAGAGACCACGGACGCACCTCCGGTCGTTATCGCTCGCGATCTGTTTCTCGACCCTCAAGCCACGCTGAACCGCGCGCCCGGCAGCATGGGAAACGTCACCAACGACACCTCCCACAGGTCCACGCCGCTCAGCACCCTCAACCGTCCCTGACGCCGCGCCCGCGCGGTGCGATAGCCGATCGACAGACCGTCCAGCGCCCCCGCCCGGCTCAGCGCCCCGGCGAAGCGCGCCTCGGCCGACCAGTCTTCGATCCGCCCCCGCACGAACAGGCCGCGCCAGTCCTCAATCATTTCATCCCACACCCCCACCGGCGCCCGCGCATCATGCTGGTTCAGCATCCGCACGCCCCCGGCGCCGGTTCGGGCCAGACTTTCGGCGAACGCCCCCGCCTGAACCACGTCCCCGTTCAGGTCCGCCACGCCCCACAGGGAGGCGTAGCCTTCGATCCGAAGGTGTGAAGGGTGACTCGTGAGCCGTGACTGCGCGCTATTACTCACCCCCGATTCACCACTCACGAACCGCCCTCCAACCGCCGCTCGATCCGCTCCACGGCCGCCGCCGTCGCCTCGCCCTGCGTCTCCAGCCGCGCCAGACGTTCGGCGACCAGCCGCTGCTCCCCGACCCGCTGCTCCAACGTCGCGATCCGCGCCGCCGCGCCCCCGGCCCAGACCAGGCCGCCCACCGTCTGCACGACCACCGCGATCAGCAGGGCGGTCGGCACGCGCCGGATTTGATGTTCGGTCATCCCTCCAACCCCGCCATCCGTCTGCGTTCCTCCTCCGTCAGGAAACTGGCGCCATCCAGCCGCGCCCACAGCGCATCCCGCTCGGGCTGCAGGGCCGAGACCGCATCCAGGTCCGCGCGGATCTCGCACCCCACGAACCGCTCGCCCAGCCAGCCCGTCATCGCCCCGGCCGCCTTCCGCACCAGCGGGATCACCGTCTGTCGCCAGAAGGCCGCATTGGCCTCGCGATAGTTGGCGTAGGTCGCATCGCCCGGTATGCCCAAGAGCTGCGGCGGAACCCCGAAGGCCAGGGCGATCTCGCGCGCCGCCGCGTGTTTGCCCGCCGTGAAATCCATCTCCGCCGGCGTCAGGCTCAGCGGTTTCCAGTCCATCCCGCCCTCCAGCAGGATCGGCCGCCCGGCGTTCGTCGCCCCGGCATAAACACCTGCAAGTTGATCCTTCAGCGCCTCGAACTGCCCGTCCGTCAGCCGCTCGCCGTTGCGCGCGCCGTAGACCAGCGCCCCTGACGGCCGCGCCGCATTGTCCAGCAGGGCCTTGTTCCAGGCGCCCGCCGCATTGTGCGCATCCACCCCTTGCGCCGCCGCCTCCAGCGGCGACAGCCCGTACCAGTCGTCCAGCGGGTGCCACAGCTTCAGGTGCATAACCGGCGCCCAGCCGTCCGCCGCCCGCCCGATCCGAACCGAACGCCCATCGACGGAATAGTCCCACGCCTCGGGCCAGCCCGACCGGCCGGGAACCACCTTCACCCGGTCCGACCGCAGCGCCCACAGCTCGTCCGGCGCCCCGTCCCCGTCCGCATCGCCGGTCGCCTCGACATAGGCGTTGCCCGACACCTGCAGCGCCCCATAGACCGCCTCCATCAACTCCGCCCCCGACTGTTCGGGATTGGGCCGCCGGATCAGCTTGGCCAGCGGGTGTGCGTCGTCGCGCATCCCCTCCACAAACACCGCGAACGGCGCCGCCGCCGCCGCCTCGGCGATCATGCGGATGCAGCGATAGGCCACGGCGTTCTTCTGATAGCCCTCGCGCGCCAGGCTGGCGTAGTCGTTGGGCGTCCAGCGCGGCCGCCCTGCGCCAGACAGGGCGATCACCCCGCCCGCCCGGCTCTCCTTCGCCTCAGGCGCACCCCTGCGCCCCGCCTGACCGAACGGCCATCGGATCGAAACCATCGCAATCTCCCAAGAATTCCCGTCCCTTCTCCCAGTGGGAGAAGGTGGCTCGAAGAGCCGGATGAGGGTCGGCTGGCGGGCCAGTTCGCATGAGCGCGACCCTCACCCTTTGGCTGCTTCGCGCCGCCCTTCGGGTCGCGTTGACCGATCGCTACGCTCTCGGACGCTCAAGCCCTCTCGCAGCGGGAGAGGGCGTCATCACCGTCAACAACGGCCGCTCGATCCAGACGTGGACGACCGCCCCCGCCGCCAAACTCGCCGCGACCGTCAGCACCACCACCGCATCCCCCGCCAGGGCGACCATCCCGGTCTCGAAAAGCCGCCCCAGCCCGCGGATGACCAACACATGGATCAGATAGATCGAATAGGACGCATCCCCCATGAAGGCCGCCGCTCGGCCCAGCCCTCCCGGCGCCCGGTCCAGCCGCTCCAACCGCACCGCGCCGAACACCACCAACGCGCTGGGCAGCCCCCAGATCAGGACCCGCGCCATCCCCGTCGCCGGATCGTTCAGCGCCTCCACCCCGTCGATCCGCCCATATCCGAACGCCAGCGTCAGCCCCAGGCCGGCCAGCCCCAGGCCCATCGCCCACGGCCCGGCCCATCGCGGCGCCGACCGCCACGTCCGGGCGATCACGACGCCCAACAGAAACTCCAGAATGATCGGCGCGCCCCAGAACCTCAGCACCGGCGCCGCTGCGAAAAATCCGCCGACGATCAGAACCGCATAGGCCCCCGCCAGCCCCCATCCGACCCGCCGACCGCCCGCCAGGCTCAGGCCGAAAGCGGCGTAGAACAGCATCTCGAAACACAGGGTCCATCCCGGCCCCAGCGCCGGAAACGTCATCTCTAGTCCGCTGAACGGCCAGAACAGAAAGGTCGCCGCCGCCACCTCAGCGCTCAGCGTCCCGCCCCGCGCCATCCCGATCAGAATCGGCAAGGACACCAGCCAATAGATCGGCGCCACCCGGCGACACCGCCGCCACAGGAACTCGCCCGCCGCCGCCAGACCTGACCGCCCCCGCGTGGTCGTGGCGATCACAAAGCCGCTGATGACGAAGAACAGGTCCACGCCCACGGCGCCGAAATCCGCCAGCGGCCCGTCGCCGGCCAGCGTCTCCAGGCCCAGCCGCTTCCCCGCCAGGTCCACGGCATGGGCCGCGACCACCGCCGTCGCCGCCGCGAACCGCAGCGCCTGCACCCCGTAAAACCGCTCCCCCATCCGCCACGCCTATCACCCAGCGCGACGGATGGACAATCTCAGATCATCACCCGCGCGCGCACGGCCTCGGCGATCCGCGCCTGACCCGCCGCATTGGGATGGACCGCATCGAACATCAGGCCGCCGGCGAACGCCCCGCCGAAAAGTGCCGCCCCGTCGATGGGCGCGGCCAGCCCCTTAGCCGCCGCCACCTCGAACACCGCGTCGTGGATCGCATCTTGCGTCGCATAGGGCGCCTTGCCCTGGGCCGGATCGGACGGACAGCCGGTCATCAGCAGCACATCTCCCGTCGCCGCCGCCCGGTCGACCAGCGCCCCCAGCTGCGCCTTATAGGTCGCCGGCGCCGTCCCCGCATTCCAGTCGTTGATCGTCAGACCAATCACCGTCAGGTCCGGCGCCGCGACCGGCAGCGCGCCATAGGCGCGGTATGGCTGGTCCGTGGTGATCCAGTCCGAAACCTTCGACCCGCCCCAGCCGGCGTTGATCACCCGCGCCCGCTTCGCGTCCGACCGCCAGGCGACGCCGCCCGCCACGAACACCGCCCCGCCCGAGGCCCAGCGCACCGTCACCGGCCCGCTGGTCTGGGGAAAGGCGACGGTCGTCGCCTCCATCGCCGCCGCCTTGGTCGTACTGACCGTGGCCCGCACACCCCCGTCCGTCTCGATCGTCAGGACGCCCAGCGCCGTGTTCGTCACCGCCCACAGGTCGAACCGATCGACCGGCCCGTCGGGCTGGAAACTCCATCCGCCGGTCGAACCCGCAGCGCCGGAAAACAGCTTGCCGCCCAGCCCGGCCAGCGTATTGACGCTCCACCCGCCGCCCAGGCCCACACGCGGATCATAGGCCGGATAGCCGCCGCTCGCCCCATCCGCCGCGGCCGCGCCCGCTACGGACGCCGCCGACGCCGGCAGCCCTCGCCCGGCGATCAGGGCCGCCAGCCGTTCGGGCCAGGCGCCGGCCCTTGCATTGGGCGTCCAGCCGCCGGCGGCTCCGCCGAACCCTTGCGTGACGCTGTCGCCGATGCACAGCAGCCGCGCCTCGCGTCCGCCCGCCTGCATGGTCCGAACCGCTGCGGACCAGGCCGGCAGGTCCGGCACGGCGAACCGCGGACGACCCAGCACACCGCCCGGCGCCGCCGACGTCGCCCCGACCCCCAAACCCGGCATCAGTCGAACGCCCCCACGATCTGGCCGGCCGTCGTCCCGGTCGCCAGCACCCGGCGCACCTGCACCGGCAGCCATCCGACCGGATGGTTGGCGAAGGTCACGGCCTCGCCATCCTCGGCGCCGACCGTCAGTACGCGGACATTGCCCGCCGCCCCGACATACAGCGCCTTGGCGTAGGCGTTCAGGTCCGCCGCATCGCTGGGCGTCACCGCCGCCGCGCGCCTGGCCGGCCCTGCGGCCTCGCGCCCATGGTTCAGCAATCCGTCCCGCTCGGGAATGGCCGGCATATCGTCTCTCCTATGCAATAAATGCGGTCGTCATTCCGGGCTGCGCCCCGTGCGGAACCCGGAAGCCTGGGCCGCTTCTCGGCGCTGACCCCGGCCTTTTCAAAAGCGCCCGGGGTGCCGATTTCGTCCTTCGAACACGCCGGAATGACGGGTCGTGACCCGCTAAAGCCCGCGCACCCTCGGCCCGGCCGAGCGCGCCTCCAGCATCAGCCGCGTGATCCCCCACACCAGGGCGTCGGCCCGGTCGGGGCTGGGTCCGCCTTCGGACCCCAGGGCCAGCATCTCCTCCTCCAGGGCCGAAAAGGCTTCGCAGTGGATCACCCGCCCCTGTTCGTACAGCAGCGCCACAGGCTCGGCCCGCGCGGCCTTTGAGCGTGCAGCGTGGACCATTTCGATCTTGGCTGGACAGTCGCTGGCCCCCAGGACCGCGCGCACCATGTCGCCGCCCTGATTGCCCTCGGCGATCACCTCGTGCGCCCCGAATTCGCGCGCCGCCTGACAGACCACGGCGGCCCAGCCGCTGGGCGAGCGCCCCCTGACCGTCCGGTCGGCCAGGACGAAGGCTTTCCCGTCCCGTCGCCCGACCACCACCACGCCGCAGGCGTCGCCCCGCGCCGTCGCCGGCGGATCGACCGCCACCACCACCCGGTCCAGTTCGGGCGGCCGCGCCCCCCTGGCCCGCTTCAACTCTTCGATGGCGAACAAGGCCCCCTCGCCCTCGACCACCAGCCCCTCCAGCTCCTGCGCCGCCAGTCGCGTGCCGCCATAGACATCGTTCAGATGGGCCAGGAACCCCGGCGACAGATTGTGCGCGTTCAGCGCCGTCTCGGCCCGCTCCGTCACCGTCCCGCTCTCGGCCATCAGCTTGCGCAGCGCCGGGATCGGCCGGGGCGTCGTCGTCACCGCCAGCAGCGGTTCGGTCCCCAGCCGCAACCCGAACCTCAGGTTCGACAGCACCAGATCCGGCCGCCGCCAGGCGCAGAATTCATCGGCCCAGGCCGCGTGGAACTGCGGCCCTCTCAGACTGTCGGGGTCTTCGGCCGAAAACGCATAGGCGGCCGATTGATTGTCCCACACCAGCCGACGCCGCCCCGCCTCCCAGCGCGGCCGGTCACCCGGCTCCGCCAGCGCCTTGATCCCCGACGCCCCCTCCACCATCACCTCGCGCACATCGTGCAGGGCGGGGCCGACCAGCCCCAGCGTGATGCCGGGCAGTTCGCGCGCCAT